CTTCTGGAGATCTCTCCGCGTGATGCATTAGGAGTCTTTTTCTTCTCTTGATCTCTCATAATGCCTCTAAGTTTCGCTGCACCTTGTGCACGAATGGACATTGCTTCCTTTCTGCTGTACCCAGTTGGTTTGGCAGGTTTGTAACTAGGAGAGACTGGTTTCTTCTCGGGAGACTTCTTCTTCAGCAACTCATCCGCTGACTTAGTTGAACCTTTCCCTGCCTCTCTTGCCTTTCTTTCACGATACGCTTTGCGTTGTGCTTCTTTTGCACTCAGAGCAGCAGATCCACGCTCCTGTGTTGGTTGTTGAGTCTGCTTACTTGTGCGCTCTTGACCAACATCTTTGCGTGTCTTTTGCACGACTGGTTCAGTCTTACCACCACCAACATGCTTGACTCTCTTGATGTCAGAGGGAGACTTTCTGCGAGTTGCATACTTTCTTCCACCCTCAGTCTTGCGGACTGATGAACCTCCAACGAGGTCGGGATCCATGTATGCTTCTTGGATAAGATCGGAGATTTTCTTACGCTCAGACATCGAAGGAATAAGAACCAGTATCTTATTTATCCTTCATAAGTGCCAACTGTCGTTCTAACTCAAATTTGACTGGTAACAGGTGAGATGTAAAGAATCCAGTGTATTGCATCCCTTTGATGAGTTCAAGCAAATTGTGAGTTTGCATCTGTGCCAGGATAATCTTCTCCTTATCTGTCATTGAAACTTACCAGAGTTGAAGTTGTGGTATGCAAAGAGAGGACGATTGACCAATTTGAACATTGCATCAAGAGTGGTCAGAACATAACCCTCACAAGAAATAGACATCCCTCCCAGTGTTGCTTTGGGGGAATTGTACACGATCAAAGATTCCATCAAGTCCTCTTTCATTTCGATCACCAACTGATAAAGATTAGCGAGATGAGGGCAACCCAGGATGTGAGTAAGTGCTGCATCATCGAGAGACTTACCAGCACGAATGATGGCATTGATGGCAACTTTTGCCTCTGCTGCCTCTTTGTCATCGAGGAATCCAATGTGATCGGGTGTAATCGAAGGTGCCTTAGTTTTGGCAGGCAACTTATCAACGAAAGGTTGCACAAAGAGACAATCTTTGGTGCTAATCAGATCACCAACGAGAGGGAAAGCAACTGCATCTTTGATGGTCTCACCTTCATAATAAGTGTGAGGTGCGATGATAATCTTTTCATCAATAATCTCAGGGAACTCATAAACAACCGTGTTAGGTTGGAAGAGTTCGCTACCACCAAACCCGATGAAGTCACCCTGATAAATGCCATCAGTTCGTGGCACATACTGTAGCATTGCCTTGAGAATCGTGGCAACTGCTTCAGGATAAAGGCGATCACAGTCTGCTTCGTTGTAGCAAATCTTGATCTTACGCTTGTTGAATACACTTTTGGTACCAACAAAGAACTCATCATTGGAAGGATCTGTACCCCAAACAACAGCGGGAGCACCGTCAATCTTCACGGAAATGTGTTCAGGTTCATCGTACAATGCGTCGATGACCCACAAGTTACCAGTGAGAATGAGGTCTTCAGGGTGTTCGAGGTGCAGATTCTTGGTCATAACGAGTCTCTCTTACCAATGGGGAAATGTGGAGGCTGACTAGTTAGAAACTTCCTCCAGAGTCTTGCCTGCATTGGATGGTCCAACCCACATCATACCATTCTCTCGCCAATAGTTGACATGGGAGCGGCGCATTTGCAACAAAAGTTCATACCGTTCTTGTTGTGCAGCAGTGAACGTAAAGTCTTGTTGACGCCAAGTCTTTTTAAGTTCGGTAAGTTCGCGGAGAGTGTTACCAGGGTGTCCAGTCATTTCCATAAGTCATTTCAAAAATGGGAGCAATCCGAAGGCTGAGTTGTTTTTACTGTGTGCCTTAATAAAATTACGGGCAGACGAATAATTCTTGCAATACTTTATGACACTGCCGTGCCAAATGATCGCAAGTTGATGCCTGCTGCCCATTACTGGAATGGCAGCATACATATCTTCGTCCTTCCAGTTTTTACCAACGATAAACCCAGGTGATCCAGGTTTAGCATCTAAAACCGTTGGGTGTTCAAATTGCAAACACTTCACGAGAAATAATAATCGGGAACGCTGAGGTTCTCAACATAAACGTCTGCTTTTTCTTTACCTTCGAGGTTCAGAAGTTTCTCCCAATCCAGTTGGTTCGGGTCGAAATCATCGACAACATCGAGTTCGAGGGTGATGCGATACTTAGTCATTTGAGGAAAGTAAGTCATGCCCATGAGAAAACTCCTGATTACTGAAGTATTGTAATGGTTTTGTGGACAAATGGTACAACAAGAGGACAATTTTTCAACTGTCCACCTCTCATGTGATTGAGAGGTTCTTGTCAACCACGTCCTTCAAATACTCGTTCAGTTTATCAACATATCCTGCGTTTCGCAACTGTTTGAACACCAAGTTTCCTTGTGCAAACTCTCCGCCCTGTTGAATTGATTGTCTTCTCAGTTTGAAAACTCTTTCCTTAATCCACTTGAGTTGTGCTTCATTAGCAACACCAGTGTCAATGATTTCGTCAATCTCTGCTTCCAAGTCTTTAACACGAGACTGTACAAC